AGCATTGCCAAGTCGTAACATCAGTCCACAAGGTGCAGCGCAAATGGCGAGGCAGGCGCAGACGGGTATGGCAAACCCCGGCGGAGAAGGTATGGGTCTGAGAAATCGAGGCCCTGCCAGCCCACAAAATAGAACGTCTATGGGCACAGGTTCACCAGTCTCTAGTGTCCAACAAAGGGGCCCACAACCAAGCCCTGCACAACAGACATCTCAGGGCATATTGAACGCTCGTCAATTCAGGGGCGCTTGAGCAACATTAAAGGTGAGGCACGGAGTGGGGATTCGCATGGACCTACGCAAGTTAGACCCTATGGCTAGAAAAATGCGCAGTCACGTTGATGCCTTTTACAAAGCGCTAGAACAAAATGACTCCCTAAGTGCAAGTACACACATCAATGAAATTGCAAAGTATGCAGACTATCTTGCAACCGATGTTGAAAAGGCAATCATGAAGGCAGATAACGCTGCACCAAAAGGTGTGAATGATATGTATGCAGGCGGTGTGCCTGTACGCAAATTCAACCAAACCGAAAAGGTACATGCATCGTCGAATCAAGTGTTGCCCGGAACCATCCGAACCAATCGAATTGGCTCGGTTATGCGACCGCAGAGCAACCGAACACTTTGAGGTGATTGAATGAGTGAAGAAGAGAGTAATGTCGCAGAGCGACTAATGGGTGCACTTATTTCAAAAATGGAAAATATGGATAGTGAGTTGCAAATACTCAAGTCAGAGAATGCTCAGTTTAGGGCTGCATTCAATGACCCTGCTGTGATGCTAAGAAAGGCTGGCTTTGTTCAGGCTCAAACTCGCCGCCCAGCAGATGTTCTTGCTGACCCATTCCGAGGAGAAGGGGATGAATTTATTTTGAAGGGCTTCGATGGAGAAGTCATTACCGCGCCTGAAACAAATGCAGATTTCCACGCAATGGATTGGGCAGATATTCACCAACTTGCTGAACAAGCCAAGAGTGTAGGTGCGATAGGCAATAATGTTGGTATGGAGTGATAGATATGAAACCACGATTTGAACCAAGAAGTGCAGACTTTGACGCATTGTTGAAAGAAGCATTGGAGTTAGAAGAAAAATTGATTGAAAAGGCTCAGCCCGGATACAAGGAAAAGGAAGGCGCTACAGTAGGTCCTGAAGGATTTTACACTGTCGCGGGCGGAGGAAAAACAAATGTACGAAACCAAGGCTATCAGACCAACAATACAACCATTGAGGTCGAAGATGTAAAGAACAAAGGGGCCATTTCAGAGAACAGTGATGTAGCAACACGCGAATCACCTTACTATCCTACTGCATTTAGCACCACTGGTGCACTAGAGAACTCAGCCGGTGGAGAAGGTCCAGTAATGAAATCTGTTGGCGGCTCAGTTGAGCGTATCCAAGTTCAAGACTTGAAGAAGTCTGTGGACCGCCTTGCCCGCCGTCTTGAGTGAACGGCGGGTGGTGTGAATGCGAGATGGTCCGTTAGACAGTCTGGATAGGGCTAGGGCAACCTTTCTCGCTTCGATTGGTGACAGCGTCGGTAAGGCTGATGCTGGGGCCGACTTCTACTTCGCTGCACTGAATGCAAAGCGGCATGGCTATGTGCTCAAAGGCTCTGATGAAGGGCTGCTGAACATGTTCAATTCGATTATCAAAGAAGAGATGTATGATGAAGTTGGGGGCACAGAAGCCCCCGGCTTTGCTGACCCTTTGGCACCTGCTGGTCAAGAGGCCCAATATGCGGCTGGACTTCAGCACGCTGGACAAAGGATACCGGATACTGTTTGGAATCCAGACAGAGTCGTTCGGCCAGTGGCAGGTCAATCTCTTTCTGGTCGTGACTTTGAAATGACGGCTGGCAAGGCTGGGCTTGCTTATGCTGATACAGATGCGCTTCGCCATGGCCCACTATATGCACAGGGCAAAGACGCAGACTCAACGGCTATGATTGATGCAGTATCAACTTTCTACCTTCCAGATGACCGTTATGGTGAAAGACAAAGTGAAATTGATGCTAAGAAAGAATTGGCTTGGGACAAACATCACGAGACAGGAGAGAGTGACTTTGTATTGGGTCCTCGATTTTATGGACGTTTGCCTGAAAATATGACAAATCATGCTCAGTACGAAAGGCATTTTGACGGGTGGAAAAGAAATAACCCAGATGCTGTAAGAGAACTGACAGAAATACATGGGCCAGAGGGCGATGATGCAGTAGACCATGCAATTAGAACAGCCCACATGGATGAAGCAAGAAAAGGTTGGTTGAATGAGAATAAACTTGGACTGTTTGATTATCTGTTTGGTTTAGAGTGGCACACTCCTGAACAGCGCGATAAGATTTATCAGCACATGAGAGAACATGGCGTATCGAACAAAAGTCGTGCGGATATTGACAATGGCTTAAGTCACACTTCTCGACTTGTACGTAACTTCCAACAGAGATTTGCACCGATGTATAACCATTGGATTCGGCATGCACATGCTGGTGGAGAAGTATTTGAGCACACCGGCATTGGTTTGGGTGGAGACAGTCCTTCTGCGACAACAAATTTCTTGGCTATGAATTCAATTAGTGGTGGTTATGAAAGAGCCATTGCTAATCACGAAAGGCTAACTGGAGCCCCAATGCCAAGAGGTGCTATGTCTCTTACGGACAATGGCAAAATTAAGGTAACTGATGGTAAAGAAGGGCATTTGTCTAGAGGTGTTCTTCTAGCGCTTATGCACGTAAATCCAGAAACCAATCAGATATATGCTGCTGGAGAACATCCTCATTACGAAAATTGGCATCCTTCTCAAGCAGACCTTACGCAAGATGAAGTAGACCACATTTTGAAGGAAACAGACAGGATTCAGAAACAAAAACGTGCAGGTCGAATTGGCAGAAACGCAGGCGGAATGCACTATTATGCACATATAGACCCAGATATGTATTCGCATGATGTAACACAAGGGGACCACCGAGGGCTGGCTTACCATTGGACTCAGCCGTTCAGAGGTGTAGGTGGTATGATGGGGCATCCGAATACATTGTTTAATCTCCTGCATGAACATGGCTTGTTTTTGCATGACACTAAGGTTGATGAAAATGGTAACCCCCTCCCTTCCCAAAACGACTTTGGTGAAACCGAAAGTTTGTTGTTTAATCGTTCTTCGACTGAGGACCAAATCCGACTTAGAATAAAAGAAAATTCAATGAGGGGTGGTACTGCATTTGCTGGTGGCGCGTCTAGAATTGCTGACGGTATGATGATGGCTGCTTTGGCTCCGTTTGGTCAAACAAGTCCTGAACTTACAACATTTAAGCAACAAAAGCGTGGCAAATTAACAGCAGAAACAAGAGTGGACCAAGGTGACATTACTGATTCTGAAGATGCCCTACATGGTCACATTGGTTCCCTTAGTGGTAAGAGTGACCGAAGAGAGCCGTAT